TCGGTATAGCCCACCTTCTTACATTCTATGGACCGGTTGATTTTCTCTTTCAATCCGTCTGCCCCCATCATATACCAGGCGCAGCAGCGCTCAGTGGCATTCCATAAGGCCTTCAGTTCCAGGAAAGCTTCATACTGCAGGTCGCCTGCTTCATCGAGGATGATAAGCGGGGTTTCCATCGAACGGAGGTAATATACCAGGTCTTCATACACATCAGAATACTTCCCCTTGCTGTCCACACCAAACTCTGCAGCAATCTTGCGTACCAACTTCAATTTTGTCTTTACCTGCGAGCAGTCGATATAAACGGCATTCTTGTGGCTTTGCACATAATAACGTGCCGTGAAAGTCTTGCCGATATTGGGCATGTCGCACAAGATGCCCGACAGACTGGACTGCTGTGAGAACTCCAGCTGGGCAGTTATATATTCAAAGGTCGGGGTCTTGGCTGCTTTCCATTCCATTTCACCACGGAGGTTCACCCCTAATTTGCGGGCAATGCTTATCCAGTTGGCATCGCTCAGGGCTTTGTCTGTCTGTCCGTTCTTGATTGCACTGTACACAGATGTACTGATGGCTAAAGAGGCAGCATGCTTGGCATCACTGGGATAGTTCGCACGGTTGGCGGCTATCGCTGCTAAAATCTTCTGTTTTTGCGCTTCTGTAATCATAATTCTAACGCTGTTTTAATGTTGTTCTAATTCTATTCTTACATGTCACTGATGGCCCTCATTGCCTCGCTTATTCCGGAGTGCCATTCATAATCTGATTCCGGATCTGCCGACAATTCGGCTGGCAAATCATCGGATAGTTCCACCGGGGGAAGTTCCAGTTCCTCTTCCGGGTCATCCGTTGGCTGATCCGGTGTACCGGTTCCCACCTTTCCGATGGCGTGGTCATTGAGGTATTTGCTGAAATGACTCAGAACTTTGTTTTGCTCTGTATAGGCTACCCGGTCTTCTTCGGTCTGTTCTGCCATCACCCGGTTGTAAGTCACTACCGGACGAACCTTGTCAAGGTAGCGGTCGTTCTGGTACAGGAAGACATCCGTAGGCTTGCCCTCTTCATCCGGCAGATAGTAAGCCGTCACCTTGCGGTTGTTTGGTTCCAGCTGCTCCAGCACTTCCGGACCGCTCAGCCACCAGTCCGCATTTGCCACACGTACTGTGGAATTTCTACGAATACTGGTATCTACCTTTTCTCCGATATATCTGCTCAAGGTCAGTTTATCAAGCGGTCGAAGGGTCGGATTGATTTTGGCTACGAGCACATCCCAACGGGTCATTCCGGGATATTTCTTTTGATTGGGGTGAAGCGTATTGTTCCATTCTTCACAATCGCGCCGGTCGTCCGCCACAAGCTCTTCAAACGTATAATACTTTCTGTCTTCCCAGGTGTGGTTGCTGCTGTCACTCACTTTCTTCTGGTCCACCCGCCGTGCACCTTTGTTATGCCAGCGGCCAATGGCTTCATGGTTCTTATGTGCTATGGTTGTCTTGAACGCACCGTTCAGAGCTTCAGCATATTTCTCCTGTGAGTTCTGTGGGGCACAGAAATGCACAAACTTAAATACCTCACCTGCCTTCAGGAATCCTTCTTTATACTTGCTCATCAAGTGCTGCTCCACCTCAATACCGGCTGGAATACCCCATCCGTTGCGTTCGATGAGCCGGAACATATCACGAAAACAGTCCACTACCAAGGCATCATCCTTATCCCGCCCGTAGGCCAGCCCGATACGGCACTGGCTCACCACATCATAAGCATAATAGGCATGCACATACTCGCCGCCTTTCATCCGACGCGGCAAATCCACGTCATCCATCGTTATTTGTGACAGGGAGAACTTACCACCATGGCGGTGCATGTGCGGCATTTGCTCATGATAGAATTCCATACGTCCACGCAAGGCTTTTTCTATCAGCAGCTGGCTTGCCGGGTTGTTCAGTATGTTCCGGATAGTGCTTTCGCTCAGTTCTTTCGGTTCCCCGTTCTTATCCGTAAAGTTTTCCGGATTGAATATCTCTCCTGTTTCCAGATCCCATACTTCCAGTTCACCGCATACAAACGACAGATACATTTCATGCACATCACTGCCGTATGGTTGGTTGGGAAGTACTTTCAAACTCATCACCAGGCGTTCGTCCATGTGAGTTACCTTCCGTTTGTTCTGGTTGCCGAATTTTCCGGTTATCAAACATTCATAACCGTATTGCTTATATTCGTTCACTTTCTTGCGGAAACGAAGGGTACTGGCAGGAAGATCATGACCAAAGTCTTCGCGTAGGGTCTCGATGGTGGTGGCCATCATGTCCCAGTTATATTTTTCACCCATCAGTTTTCGGTAATCATTGCTTCTGTTATAAAGCTTGATACAAGTATTCAACACGGAAGCATTCACCGCATATTTCCGGGCAAGTTCGTCTGTTGCTCTGTTGCTGGAAGAATGGGAAGCCCAATCCAAAAAATAGGCTACTGCAGCCTGATCCAGCACATAGTTTGAGAGTATCCAGTGGCGAAGTGCCTGCTCTGTTCCACCGGGGTTGTCTTCCTTCACCCGTTCCAGACACTCGGTAGGCAGGCTATTGAGGGCGACCAACGCGCAATTTCCAGCAGCACCTCCACCACGACGCACCACCTTGATACGGCCACGGTTCACCCAGTTCCTGTAGCAGGATTCGGTGATATAGCCGCCATCTATGAGCTCACGTGCAGAAATACACTGTATGTTACCGTAATACACCAACATAGCCGCCTCCTATCTCAATGCCGATGCAAACGCTTGGATTTGGTTAATATCGGCAACCATCACATGCTCGTAAGTCTTCACCGTTTCTCCCTTGAATATTACCTGACCGCTACCATCATTACGGTCAAGCTCTATCAAGGCACCGTTCGGACAGTACTGACGCATCACATTGTCATAATCATGGAAAGTTTCTATTTCCGGAATAACAACCATCACAATACCGCCACGATCCATGGCCAACTTACGGATCTTTGCAGAAAGTTCGGAGTTGCCACGACGGTCATCAAACCGGATAGCGTTATAAACAGTCTTCTCTGTCACGTTGAGTGCCTTTGCGATAAAGTCGCGGTCGGCTTTCGTAATGTGAATGTACCTCTTGTTCATATCTCACTTGTTTTAATGATTAATATTGGGGGGAGTCCGGGGAATCGAACCCCGGCACAAGAACCATGCACTCCCGTGTGTCTTTCCACACCGTCACCCGTCTCTTAACGCCTTCCGGGTTGTCACGCTGGGTTTACTGTTGTCCCTCAACCTTTTCACCTTTTTCAATAATCCCAAGAAGTATAGTGAATTTCTCACGTATCTTCTGGTTCACTTCCAGTTCCAACGTATGCGCCAAATTTGAAGCCGCACTGGTGCTGTTCTTGCGGATGCTTCCGGTAAGAAGACTATCAGTCAGACTGTTTATCTTGCTTTCCATGTATAACTTTACATCATCATGGCTACCGGCAGATAAAACCACCTTCAAGGCACGGTAACAGGAAAGTTCACGTTGCGTCTTGTACATATCCTCGGCATACCAGCAGAAGAAATGTTCAAAATCCTCATTCATGTCTTTGGTGTACTTGTCAGCCTGTCTTACCAAATCATCTATATGGGTCTTTACAGAACTGAATACAAAATCCCAGCAACTCATTTTCTTGTTTTCCATAATCTCACTTATTTAAATTCGTTTATAATCGGTTTCAAACTCACGCCGTAACAACTCATCAGGCGGCGGATAAGGTTCTTCACATAAAAATCAGGTGCGGAAAACACAATCCCGGTCTCTTCGGTATATCTGAAGCTGATACCGTCCATCATCAACACGTAAGCCACCTTGTGCTTCACGCTCTGTGTCTGCCATTCTTTTATTTCTTCGTTCATTTTCTTTAATCCTTAAAATTCGCTAATCACATGCCTTTTTCGTATATTTGGCGCGGTGTTCCTTTTTGAACACGCTGCAAATATATAGAATATTTTCGACACTAAAAAGTTTTATGTAGATAATTTACGACTTATGACGAATATTTCCGACAGGATTGCAATCCTAATTAAAGAAAAAGGTATCAGTACAAGGGCACTTGAACAAGCTATTGGGTGCTCGAATGGAGTAATTTCAAGATGCATTAGCAAAGGAACAGATATATCAAGTTTATGGGTGTCGAAAATTATCGAAATACATAATGATATAAACCCTACCTGGTTACTTACTGGGAAAGGTGATATTTACTATAATACATCATCTACAACAACACAAACAACCGAACTATCCTCTCTCCTTGCCTTAATTAGAGAAAAAGAAGAAATCATCAGGGAACAAGATAGAGAAATCGGACGCTTAGAGGAACGAATCCGGCAAATGACAATCGAAAAGGAAAAACATGTATCGGATGCGCCCATTTCCGGTACTGCAAATGTCGGGTAGGCGGATTTACTATTACCATACACCGGTGATGGAAAACGAAGCGTACCCCCTATCATCCCCCATGATGTCCCCCTCCCAAGCAATCCCCCTCCCCTACCATTATATAAGGGCATAAAGGCACTGATATTGGGGAATTTAAAAAGTAAAACGTGAAAAATGATAGGTTTTTAGGGGGGGGCTATCAAATAAAAAACAAGGGGTATTTTTAAAATTGTGGTATTTTAGCATGTCTGTATCGCACACCGCCAAAACCCTATTTTGAATATCCAGTTCTATAAAAGTGAATATCCACTTTGAATATCCACCTGAATATCCAGCGTCAAAAAAGACCGATTTCAAGCACAAAAAAGGGGAGGTATAACCACCTCCCCACACCGGATCATTCTAAAGCCGTTTTTATTGCCTTTTTAGCCGCTTATTATTCGTCTGATACATTTCCACTACGCCCGCAAGAAATGAGCGTAGATTGCTTTATTATAGCCTTTTTGGTGCATACAGTCCCGTTACCAGATAATCCTGCATGAAGCAGATAATTCTTCGTTGCGCCCACCTGTTCTGCCGTCAAAACAGTATAAATGGCCGTTATACTACTAAAATACCAGTCTTTCCGCTTTGTTCCTTCTATTCCGTGTGTCAAATGTATATGTATTACCTTTGCCATAACTAATAATATTTTGTCGCAAATATACCAAATAACTATTATATGGAATAATTTAAGCAGCATTATATCAAATAATCAGGCACAAAAAAAGCAGCCGCAGCTGCCACTCACTCCCCCACCAGAATCAACCATGTAAGCCTTATGTAAACCCAATTAAACCTATCTGCAAATCTGTATGCCTAAAAAGCACCTAAATGTAGCTGCAAATTAAACCCACGTAAACGTTTCGTTTTGCAGAGCCATCCACTCATATTTTGCATAACATTTTGTATATCAATAGGTTTGATATTCTTTCCGCTCAATCCTCAATATACGTTTCGTTCTGTGCCCCATA